TTCTTCTTAAATCACTACCTGCCCTTGCAATTTCTGCATCTGTCATGGCTTCTCTAATACCTAAACGAGAGCCTCCAAAGGCACCTGCCCTAATTGCGTCTGCCGAATTTTGTCTTTGTCTAATATCTCTTTGTCTATTTAACTCTTCAATCGCTGGGTCTATAGATGTTTGAAATACATCTTGAAATTGTTTTGCGGTATCTGCAGTAAATGCATCACCTATTAATTCTTCGCTTGTTGCTGGTGTAAATACATTTGCAGTAAATCCAGTTCCTAATTCACCTGCTTTTGTTTCTGCATCATCTAAGAGGCTTTGATAGGTTTCTGTGCCTTTTGCTAATAAATCTAATCCTTCTCTTTCTCTCTCAGTCATTCTTATTGGATTGCCTGCCTCATCAGTACCATATGTAGCTATTCTCTCGCCTTGAAATTGCGGAAAGTCGCTTGATGCTAATTCTCTAGCTTGTTCATATAATTCTTTACCACCTGCGGCAACAAATCCGGGTAATGTAGTTCCTGTTATCGTTTCTTTATAATCTGGTAAAACTATCGGTTGATTGGTACATAATGAACCCATTTAAACCTCCACAAATATTGAGCCTGCCTTTGCAAAACCCAATCTTTTAAAAAATTTGTCTTTTCTATCAATATCGCCAGAAAACAAATGCCCTAGCCTTATCTTCATTTTAGCATCTTTGGCAGTTTTTATATAGTTCTGTAATAGATTTTTTGCTACATTGCTTGTTCTTTAAAAACAAAAAACCAAACATCTCCGATATATTTTTCTTCTGACCACCAATCTTGACATATTTGCCCTGCTATTGAGCCTTGTATTTTATTATCTTTTATAGATACAAAAACCAAACCATTATGTATTAATTCATTAATTTTACTAATAAGTTTATCTGTCTTAATTTGTGGCACTTTTAGTTCCGTTTCTTTATGCATAGTAGTCAACATCATCGCCAATGCTGAAATATCTAAAATTGTTGCTCGACGTATCATGCAATATCTTTCAATGCTCCCATATCATCTTCAGGCATTTTTTGTTCTTGTTCATTCATTTGTGGTTCATTCTTATCAGCAACTTGTTCTATCAACATTGCTAGTTCTGGTAATAATCTTGTTAGAACTCTCATAACTTGAGGTGTTATTGCCTTATCTAACATTTGTAATTCTTCAACTTCCATTTCTGCTAATCGTGACATTAAAATAGTTTGCAGAGTATTTGAGGGTTCAAAAAGTCTTTTTCTTGCTTCTTCTGGCATATCAATGCCCATTTCTTCTAACGACATTATATCTTCCTTTCTTTATAAAGAATTTCCCAATCTGTTTTTTTCTTAAATAAACCTAAAAACCAACAGGTAGGTTCTAAGATTTTTCTATAAATTTTTCCAAGATAATCTGGTTTATCTCTATATTTATAAATATATTCTATCTCATTTGCCCTGTGTCTGGCAATATGCGACCATAATTTAACATATTTACCTTTTCGCATTTGTTCCACTACCCAAACTGCCCATAAATGATAACCATTCACGTGTTGTTCTGATAAATATTCTTTAGTAAATTTGTAATCTAAAATAACTTGTTTTTTACTCATAGTACCTTGTCGCATCAATTCATTACATATAACCCTTTTAAAAATAGATTTTGAAACAAAAGAACCAATAGTAGCACCAACTGGTCCACCTAATGTGAAACCAATATATGAACCGATACCTGCATCAGCCGCACTTTTCGCTGAATCTTCTAAATCTTTACCTTGTAATAAACTTGCACCAAAATCAAATGCCGCCGCATAAATACCTGCAGATGCTGTGGGCGATAAACTTCCGTCAGGTAATGTTGGTGATGCCCTACCTTTTACTCTAGCCAAGTATCCCGTATCAGAACCTGCTATGGCTTTACCTGCCTGTGCAGTTGACGTACCTATACCTTGTCTTTTTGCTATTGGGTCTGCTACACCATCAGCAGATGTAGGTGTTTTAATAATTTTTGCGCCATCTTGTGTTGCATAATCTAAACCTCTAATTTGTTGCGGTACTTTAGGATTAGCCTTATATGCAAATTTTGGCTCTTTTACTGTACCAATATTAATTCTTGTTCCGTCTTTAATGACAGAACCATCATCTATAAGATTGAATTCTGCTAATCTGCCTGATGCCTTGGCGGCTTCAAAACTTTCAAGTTCTGGTTGGTAAACAAGACCTTGTGTTGCAATTTTATTTGCTTGTTCTGCCGATAATCCACCAACACCTTGGATAACGTCTGAGGGTATATCGTCAAGATACAGACTTGATTTTACACCTCGTAATGCTCTGTCTGTAAAATCCATGCCTGATGCTTTTAAAAATGGGTCTGCTACACTTGCACCTATATTTGATGCTATATTTGTACCTACTGCAGTTGCTGTATCTATCATTGCCTGCTTTGCGATTTGGTCTGGTGTTAGATAACCTTCTGGTAAACCACCTCGTCTTACAAATTCTTCGTAATCTCTTAATCTTCGTTGGTCATCTGGATTTGCTGGGTCATAGGTTCTTGTACCTGTTTGTATTGTTTTTGCCCATTCAAATATAGGCATTGCACCTGTACCATAT